TGTGTATGCCAATATGGTGACATCCTGTAGTTCAACCTAGAACCACCACTAGTCTCTAATAAGCTATCTCCTGCAACTAATGTTCTAGATGGAATTGGGTTGAAGTAGGTTACGTTAGTAGCATCTACCCTTCTAGGAACTATAATACCATTAAAGAATTTTAAAATTTCATAAAGCTCATCTTTTTCTAGCTCTACTGTATCCTCATCTACAAAAGGCATATTTGGTCTTTGGCTTTCTTCTCCAAAACCTAAAGGAACTCCAGCCCATTCTCTAAGAGTCATGTCTTGTAATTCTACACTATCAAGAAGTAAGTATTTTGAATTAGATGGAGGTTTTAAGAAAAAGACCTCAACAACGTATTGAGTAGAATCTCCATGCAATTGCTGTTGATACTTATAAAATTCTTCTGGAATAATTGGGACAGATTCTAAATTAGTAAACTTAGTAAAGTTTCTTGTATTAAATGGAATTGTTATTTGCTTTAAGAAAGATTTAGTAACAGTATTTAAACCTGTATCGACTGTTGGATCTTTTATATCTAATAAACAAGTTCCTTGATCGGCTAATGGAGGAACTTCTACATTAAAAGAATAGATATGAGCTAACTGATCCTTTACCTGAGACAATTGTAATGTATTTTCTTTAGTCATTTCCCATTTATTATTAGGAGTCCATGACCAGAACATTCCGTTTACAGGTTTAGTATGAATCCAAACGCCAACAGATCCCCCACCATACTCTTGCTTCGTTTCATCAGCAATTAAAGCATTTAACCTAAGTTCAAAATCGTGATCTTTTATAAACTTATTTCCTGTAGAAATCGTGTTTCCATCTTTGTCTAATCTTTGACCATAAGAGTTTAAGTCGAAACGTATTCTAGGAAAACTGTTAACTGTTTTAAATTTTATTACTGTATTTTCAATTAGATAATTTTCACTAAAGTTTGTTTTAAAAGATTTATCAATATTAAAAATAAAGAACTTATTATTTTCAGAACTACCAGAAGTATCTACAAATTCAATCCCACTTAGTATATCAGGATTTCTTAATTCAGCATGATTAGCTGTTCCTTGACTGAAAGGTTTATTCACAGGAACAACAGTATCTCCATCTGAACTAGCTACAAAATATCCAGTATTTGTTTTTGTGATTGCAGAAGCAGAAGCTAAACTAGAAGCTATGTAACCTGTTGCTGCTGATCCAGCTATATCAAAATCACAATTATATAAGCCTTTAGAGAATGTATGAGCAATAATGGTTGCTCCCGTCTCATTCAAATTATTAGTTGCATGTTGTCCAAAATCTTGAGTATAGTTTTTATATAATCTATGCAATCCAGATCCAAATTCAAAATTCTCGTAGTCGCTAAAGGAATTTACAATCAATCCACTCGCTATAAACTTATTAGCTTCACTTTGGATAATGTTTTTCCACTTACTATCAACAGATATTGCATTTATAGAATCTGAAATAGATAAAGCATCATCATTTTCTTTTATATAATTTTCTGCGTATCTTTGAGCTATTCTTTCAAAGACAGAATGCATCTTTGCAATTATAGGAATCGTTTGACCTCTATCAACATATTTATCAATAGAAGACGTAATCTCTGGCATTTTAGAATCGGATCCTAAAACATTCAAACCTCTGAATGGGAAAGTGTTGCTTGTGTCCACTCCAGAAAAAGTTCTAGAAGAGTTTAAATTCTCACAATAGGCCCAAACTCCACTTGGAGTTGCCGCGTCTACAACTGGATGGAATTGACCCGCTGATGGAATATATCCTAGAGTTAAAACATTTAAACTAGACGCATTGCTATTTTCTAGAACAGAGGGATCAAAAGTTACAGGACCGTTGAAACCAGTCCTATCATAATAACCATCAATTGGGAATATTCCTCTATAGTTTCTTCTTCTTAGATTATTTCTAGGTACATCGACTGAAGGCAAACCTAGCTCATCTACTGAGCTAAAGAAAGGAAGATCTTTATTATCATCTGCTTGAGATCTCTTGAAAGTAGGTAAACCTTCCCTACCATCCTTAGCAAAAACATTAGAACCAGAAACTTCGTAACCTTTTAAAACTGCACTTGCTGTATAGTTTTTTGTAAGATCAGACTCAGCAGCTTTAGAATAATTTACATATCCTACGTCTTTTGGATTTAGTTTTACATACTCACTATAAGTATACTCTGGGTAATATTCATTTTCTGCACTTAGATTATAGTTAGCTCGTACCACCGCATGTCCTGGAGCAAACTCTTGAGATATTTTTGATATATTTTGAAGCGCGTATTTACCTTCTCCTTCTATAGTGGTAGTTCCGAACGTAAAGTCTAGTTCTTCAAAATCAATAAATAAATGAGATGATTTTCCGTTCCAAAGTGGAATAAGGTTATTTTCATATTCACTTATAGATGAAACTACAGAGTCATAGTTTGGAGGTAACTGTAAAGAAGAAAAGAAGAATAAAAATTCATTATTTAATGCGTTTAAACTTGTATTTTGTTTTTGAGTAGAATTTAATAAGAAGGATTCAAATAATTCTAAAAATGAACTATCAACTCCAAAACAACGCAATTCAGATTTTATAAAACTAATTAAATCAGTATTTATAGAACAGTCTGCATAGTACTTTACTTCTTCAAAAGGAGGTATTGGGAAATTAATATGATTTCTGTAATTAAATACAAAATTAACATCACCTACTGCTTTTAAATAAATAGGATTTAAAGAATCAGTTGGAGTAGCTAAATAATGTCCTTCACCTAATGGGCCTAAAGAAAAAGAATTATCAAACTCAAGCTTTTCTCCTCTGTCATAAGCTAATTGTTTTATAGATTGATAACCAGGATCAGTAGTTTTTAGAATGTAGTATGGTTTTTCTCCAGGCTCATTGAATACCGTATAGAGTGTAGTTTCCTTACCTTCACCGTCTAAATTTACAAGTTTATTTACAGGCCAGGGATTATTTTTAAAATTGAATAACTCAGGAAACTTTTTATAAGCTCTTAATAAAATAACATCAGTTACTAGTTTTAAATTAGTCTCTAAAGAAGTTGAATTATGAACAAAAACTCCACTCTTGAAAGCGTTATCTAATGTCCAAGTGTTTAGAGTTTTAAAGTAAGGAGAAGCTGTTCCTAAGGAATACCAAATAATAAAAGGAAGATAAGATTCCCATAATTCTTGTGCTTTTCCTGATACATCTAATACAGTTTCAGTAATTAAACTATCTACTGCTAATTGTATAGCGTTTAAAGTTCCTTTCTTCTTATATATTTCTATAGCATTTCTTAGCTGATGTCTCCACTTTGAAGGGAATGCACCTTTTAATTTCCATCCAATAAGGTCTGCAATGTATCTTAAGTAATCTTCATTTACATTGGCTACATCATATAATAATCCAATATTTTCAATTTGCTCTGTAATATCAGCCATACTAAATCCCATTGCTTCTTGGAATTTAGTAAATGGACCTTCTATAGAAGTGTCTGTTATTTTTGATCCTATAGAAATAAATGTATCAAAAGCATCTTTTACATAAAAGTCTTTTTCGTCTATTTTATATGGAGAATAGATTACCTCTAGTAAAGTCTCTAAATTATCTAATTTTTGAGTTCCGCTTGTATATTTTGCTGGAGTCCCGTCACTAGCATCTAGTATTGCGTCAGCAGCTCCTGAGACAAAAGTTGTAGGAATAAGCCCTAAGTTTTTGAATGTTGAGCAGGTTTCATAGTTATTCCAAACGTACTTAGTTAATCCTTTTATACCTTCTAAAGTTCCTATTGTATTTCCATTAAATAAAGTTGCTAAAGACTGTGCAACGTAACCAGAAGGCTCCCAACTCAGACCGCCATCTGCGGAAGTATTTAAGAAATAAAACCATCCAAGATTTCTACAAAGAAAATTGTGGACAGATTCTGCTGTTCCTTCTGAAGTTAAAGGTGATAAAGTTGCTAAATTACTTTCTAAATTAGAGCTATCGGATTCTGTGGCAAGCCTTGTAAGTGGAATAAAGGTAGAAGATAGATAATTATAAAACTCTCCAGAGCTATTAAAGTTTGCTAAAGAATTATTTAATGGAATTAGAAAATCTCTTTCAAATGAAAAAGGAGTAATCTTAAAGTTGTTTTGTTTTACAAAGTACTTACTAATTCCACTTATATCGTTTAATTTTTGAGAGTCCGAGTCATTGATTGAGGATATTGATATTACAGAATTTATATTATTTGCTATATCAATATGTGAGTTTATAATCTTATTAGTATCGGATAATCCTTCACCACTTAAATTAAAATCTTCTATCTTATAGATTTCTGGAGTTACTATATCCAGAAGATCTTTAAAGTTTCTTTTGAAGAATTTTCTTGGTGATGGATTAAATTTGTTAGTCATTGCAACAGGTTTACATTAATACTAAGGTTATTCAATTGAATAATCTCATTAAATTCTACAGAGATATCTTGATCCAAGTTATCTATAGTAGAAAATCTAACCTCTGGAACTTCAAAAATTACTCTGTTTAATTCAGGTAAGGAAAGAGATTGTCCAAAATCTCTATTATCAACATTCATGTAGTTTAATATCTTATCTCTTACTTTTGTAATTATTATTGATTCATCTTGTTTATCAGATGAGTCAATATTTATAGTTACAACCAAATCTACAGTTCGGACTAATCCATCAACTATAACTATATCATCTGTTGCCATCTTCTTTTTATTTATAGCTTCTAAAAGATCTCTTTTGAAAGTTGGTGTTGCTCTTTGAAGTTGTAAATCAGAGGCTTTTTCTAAAAGATAAATATCAATAATATTAGCAGAAGCATAGGCTTTTCTTGTTACGGCAGTAGCTTTTCCTACAGTTCCGAAGGTTCCAGCAAAATTATTAGCAAATACAGCATAATCCTCTAAAGTTACAAGCCTATCTTGTCTTCTAAATGTCAATGGAGCATATTTCTTTGCTTTTTCTATTGATTCCGCATTCGCTCCTCCAGTTGCTAGATCTGTATTTATTAGAGTGCCTTGAATAGTATTAGAAGCATTGTCTAGAACATTTAATTGTTTTGTTATAGAATTGGCTCCTATATTTCCTCTAGACCCTCCACCAACCCTATACGTTATAAAGTAACTTGCTGAATCATCTGGAGATATACCAACATTTCCATCTCCAAATACAACTGTAGCTTGATAATCATCGTTATAGGTTATTTCAAATATTTTATCACTTACTCCAGAAGCAAAGAAAATATTATCAACTTGCTCATAGGCTCCAGCTACAGTAGCATTGACAGAGTTTAAAAATACTTGAACACTTCCTTCAATAACTGGATATTGACTAAGAGTTACAGTTTTTTGAGCTTGAGTAGTCTGAAAGTCTCCAGATTCAGTTACTAGAGCACCCTCTAGTAAAACTAAGTTACTAAAAATGGATGAAGTATCATTTTGATTGTCAGATTCTTCAGGGTATAAGGTAATTACTCCATTAGAATTAATAGTATCAACAAGACCATTAACTACTTTATATAAAGTGTAATTTAAAAGAGATCCATCTTCTGGAGAATTTGCCTGCGCGACTCTATCTGAAGGCTGTAGGGATATACTAGTATAGCCTGGAATAACGTCATTAAAGGTTATTTGAGCGTCAGCAGCAGCACTAGTTGGTCCTTTAAGTTTTACTCCAACAAGTTCTAAAAGCTTTCTTACACTATTTCTTTGTTTTGCTGTAGCTAAGAAGTTTTCATTTGCAAGCATGTCTGCTTTCATAGACATTACTGCTCCCATATAAGCTACAAGCTCAATAAACATTACTCCTAAATCAGATTCAATAAAATACTGATAATCAAGAGGATAAACAGATTTTATATATTGAATTAAGGACTGCCTTAGACTTAAGAAATCTGTAGCAGCAAAATTAATAAAGTCAGGCTTTTTATTATTTGGTATATTAACTAATTTTAAGAAGTCTGAACTAACTGCTCCAGAAAAATTCATGATATTAATACCTCTACGTCAAAAACTTTTAGATAATCTTCACTTAGTCTAAGAGTTAATGTAACCTTTAATCCATTTCCACCATCTACTGTTATAAAATCAGCAGGTACTACAGATAATTTAGTTATTTTGGCTCCAACAATATATCTATTAAACGCATATAAAATTTCTTGTTTTATATCCTCAAAAGTGTCTTCATCTAAGGGTTGAAATAAGTAACTTCTAAGATCAACTCCAAAAGCAGGATGCATCACTCTCTCACCTTTTTGAGTATTTAAAAGCTGTTTTACGGCACTTTTTATCATTTGTATACCAGACTCCTTTGAGAAAAAACCTCCACTAGTTTTCTTAGATCCCAAAGGAAAAGCCAAACCAAAAATCTCTCTTCTTTGAAGAGATGTCGTTTTAGTTACAGGCTTAGGTAATTCAGTTGATCCGTAAATATTAATAGCCATTAGATTTGAATATTCTTGAAGAAACCTTTTTGAGCATTATAATTTTTTAATACTTCAGTATTATCTAGTGGTTTAGAGTAAAACTTTAAACTACCAAGGAATCCACGAAGACCACTAATAATTCCACCCCTATCTCCTCCTAAAAAGTTTCCATAATAAGAGTTTCCATCTGTGTAACCACCACCAACTATCCAAGGAGTATATTTAAGTTCAACTTGTCCAGCGACTACACTATTCAACAAAGGTCCATTTTTAACAGTATCTGGTCCTACAACAGTCGTTGAACTGTATTCAAAACTATTTTCTTTAACTGTAGTTGGCAGTCCTGCAATTTTATATTCTGATCCAAATACACTTTGAATTGAGGAAGTTGTCACAAGAGATCCATCACAGTATAAAGATACTAGGTCTTTCTCTGGATCAACTGAAACATTCATGTGAATGAACTGACTAGAAACATTACCAATTTGAGATGAGTGTAAGTCTACATTCATCTTAAAATAATTAGTAGTATTCTGACAGCTATCACTATTGATCCAAGATGCGGAAGACAAGTCTCTTGATATCGTAGGAGCAATAAAGAAACTTAGAGAAGATACAGGATCATTCAACTCGTTATCATTAGAAAATCCAGTATCATTCTGGGTTATTCTTCTATCTCTAGTGAAACCCATCAACATTCCACGAACGTAAGAATCACCTTTTTCATTTGCCAGATAGTCTAAGTCTTTCAAATCTCCAACAGAGTCTATTTGGTTAACATCAGATTTAGATCCTATGTTTTCACAACCTAAAATAACCTTCGTTAGAGAGGATGTTGTTCCACTTAACCAACCTGCATCTCCATCTGTTATATCTGGAACATAAGTCCAGAAGTCTATTGAGAATCCTGAAGGGGAGTAAGTTAAATCTCTAAACTCATTAGTATTTGGTAGTTTTAAAAAGGACCCTAATGCTGAAGCTTGAGAAGGCGTTGATGATTTGTTCTCAGTAATTCCTTTAAAATATGGAATTCCTAATCCAGAAACAAAAATCTTAGAAGGGTTGGTTGTTACTAATTGAGCATTATTGTAAGTATCCTCAGTTGCACAATTCGTTACAAAGAACTCAGTAGAAGATGGTAATACAGTTTTTGTTTCTAAGAAATTATAAATTGCAAATAGGTTTTTTGTTTCTATTTCATCAGTTAACGATAGTATTGCAGGTTCTTTTGATCCTGATGCTGAATAAATGATTTGTCCTTTTCCAACCTTAGGAACAGTTAAATGTTTAAAGCTGATTGATTCTGGCTTTTCTGTTGCCTTAACAAACTTTGGCTTTATTGGAAGAACTATTCCTACTACATCAGCTTGATCAAATACAAGAGACTTTTGAAGTTCTAAATCCACTCCTAGTTTATACTCTTCTAAGAAAGAGAAATCATTGATTGGAATCTTTCCTTTTTCAAAAGCCAAAGTTCCATCTCCATAAGTGCTTGGAACTTTAATTGCAATTTCAATTTGTTTTTTTCTCTTTTTTATTTTCTGATCGTGTGCTGATATTTGAGATACAATACTCTGTTTAAAGTTTTGAACTACAGAGCTATTCTCTCCAAACTCTGTCTCTAGAGATGCTATTTGATTTTTTAAATCAGAAGTATGTTTTGCTTTTTGTTGATTTAATACTTGTAAGAAGTGATCAGCATCATAGTAATCTTGTAAAGATGCACTATCATCAATTAAATCAGGATCAAATAAGTTATCTACATATTTATTAATAACTTTTAGAGATATTGCTTGACCTTTTCCTCCTAAGTTTGGATCAAACTCATACTTCCAGACATCTCCAGGATCAATGTCTCCACTTACAGAAACGAGAACAGGATCTAAACCTCCTGATTGAGCATCATAGTAAAGACCATCTATTGATAACAAGTACTGTCCATTAGTTGTTTTTGGAGGACCAAAAACTAATCTGAAAGTATCATCTTGTAATCCTGGGTCTTGTGCTGATCCAACTTTAAATCCAGTTCCCTCTAATATGTCTGCGAGTTCTTCGTTGAATTCAGGCTCTAAGGAAGGATCGTTTTGCCTAGCTACAAATATTGAATTTATATTGTTTATAGCATCGTTACAATCATTTATAAATGTATTTAATTGTTCGTATTTTGAAGTAGCTGCCTCTTGTTGTGCATCATATAATATAGGAGATCCACCTGTTCCTGGACCTGCTGTAAACTCTTGAATATCCTTAAACTTTTGTATACAGTCAGCTATATCTTCAATCTGCCCTTCAATATTATTATAAATACTTACAGCTTCTTGAGCGGCGATAGATATTGCTTCTAAAAAAGCCCCTAGCTGTCCAATAAGAGCTAAAGCTCCTCCATCTATTGAACCTAAAGAACTAATTGATTTAAACTGTAAAGTTCCAGATTCGGTATCATATTCTATTATTCCAGTTAGAGAAGCTAACCATTTAAATATTTTTTTTATAGCTGCTCTGGCAGCGGCTCTTGCTTTTTCAATTTGTAATTGAATAACTGCTAATATTGGAGTCGGGATTAATGAAGCCAACGCTCCTTTTGCTAAATCCATTAAGCATGGAGGAATACCAAAACTCGCACCAACAGCTCCAAGTGCATCTCCTCCTGTTATTGTAGAAAATGTATCAAAATCGAAATCAGCCATAATTAAGCCTCGTAGTCATGAGGGAAAACTCCTGCTGGATAAGAAGCAGGTATAGTAGGAACAGGTGGAACTGTAGCTGCGGTTGCTCCTTGAGATAATCCACTATTAAGATTAATAAGTGATCCATCTATATTTACTGGTGATGGTGAATTTATATTTATTTGTCCATTAGAAGCCATGTTTATACCAGTTCCACCAAATAAGTTTAAAGTTCCAGCAGTAAACATATTTATTCCTAAAGATCCATTTATATTTATCTCTCCTCCAGTTGTCACCTCTATCGTACTTGCAGGAGAAGTACATCTTAAAACTATTCCACCAGTGTTAGCAGGGTTTAAAGCCTCAATCCTTATCTGACTAGTATCAATAGGGACATAAGGATTACTTGGATTAGATGGAACTAAATGACCTTGACCAGTCAATAAATTTATTCCATTATACTGAGATTGGATATTTACATTTCCCCATTGTTTAGCACCCCAATCTAATTGTAGAATTCCAGTAGACTCATTTACTATATTGATATCTCCTCCATTTGGAGATTTAACACAAATAAAAACTTCTTGATCCGAAACAAAAGATTGAGATCCTGTAGTTCTCGCTGTAAGAGAGTGATGTCCTTTTGAAAAGTTTGATGGATCATCACCAACAAGATCAATTCTAGCTACGTTTTGAGATGAGTGCTCATCTGCATCTAAAACAATAGATTGTATTTGAGGATTATCACTTAGAGTTATTCTTTTACTTGGAGTGTATAGTTCAGATCTAGCATCGTTTATCTGTTCTGATTTTCGATCTATCAGTCTAAATCCACACTCTGAGTTATTTTGAATCTTTATTTCTTCTCCAGGAACACCCAAACCAAGTGGATTATCAATATCTAACATGAATTTTGTTGGATTTTCTTTTAATCCTTTTCTGACTGTTCCTTCTGATAATTTATCAAAATATTCAAATAAAGATCCAACATAGTAATATTCATCATCTGGAGCATTATCTAACGTACATACAATTACCTGAGTCCCAACTCCAGGAACATGACCAGCCATTCCACCTTTATTTAAAGTATTAAAAGGGCTTGTAAACTTAACTCTTTGAGGAGATTCAACTACATAATCTCCTACTTCAGATTGACCGATGATGTTTACATAGAAACCTTGATTAAATGCATGATCAAAATTCTCTACTACTATTGCTTTTAATAACTTCATAATTTATTCTATAGGAGGTGCAATCGTTCCTGCCCCAGGGATAACTATCTCTGCTGGATTATCGGATCCAAGATCAAAAGAATCCTGCTTTAAATCTTGATCATTTTCATCCAAGTTAGTCATTTCCAAAGATTTAACTAAAGAAAAAGTTGATTTACAAGAATTTGAACTTATCTCATGCTCAAATCCAACTATTCTATAATACCCACTTATGAATTGATTGTAGTTAGTTCTAGCTGAGTTTCCAGACTTAGTTGGTTGTGGAATGTCCGCAAAAACAAAACATCCAGATAGAATATGAGCTGAATTTAAGTGGAAAAATGGCAAGGTTTCTACAGAAATTATATTTGTTTTTGAATACATCTCTGTATAAAAATCATACATTAGTTTTTCTTTTGTTATTGGAACTCCTTGTGGAACTACTAAATGTGGAGACCTGTCATAACCGCTTGATTTAATATATTCAATAACTTGTGATATTAATCTTGGAAGATTTTCTTGTAATATGGTATTGGATTTATTATTCTTATTAATATTTGATATTAATTCATTCCCTATATCTTCTAAACTTAAAGAGTCATCTAATAACTGTCTTTGTATAATATAATCTGCTAGAAGATCTTCTGTAACAACTCCAAAACCAATATAATCTGTTATAAATTTACCAACAAAAGTATTAGCTATTGTGTTTGCTACATCCCTCTCTGGTCTCATAACTAACTGACTAAAATATGCTGGACTAAACTTATGGCTAAGTCTTTTTGTATTTGGATTCTTTACATTATATCTAAAAACAGGTAATGAAGTATTACTAATGAAATTTTTAAAGTTTTTAGTAAACTCTTTGTATAACTGTGAATCAGAACTTATATTACTTTTCGCAACTGAAAAATCATCAAAACTAGAATCATATAAACTGTTAAAATTTGGATCATCTTTTGATATACTTAATTTACTGTTTACCCTAATAGAAGAGTTATAAGTTTTATTAGTCAAAATTTGACTATCAAGAGGATGTAAAGGTATATCTGCTACTGAAGCATTGTTTTTCTTATTTTGTAAATTCAGTTGACCTAGTAGAAAAGAAGTGATTAGTCCTTTATCTCCAAAAACAACAACAGATTTATTACTATTTTTTGGTAAATTTGAAAAAATAGGATGTTGTCTAAGTTCATCTGTTTTCCATAAATCTATAACATCTAAACTATTTTCATAATAAATATAAGGTTGAGTACATTTTCCTCCAGATTCTTGATATATCTTATTAAATAAATCAAATAATGGTTTTTTAAAATCTACTAAAGAATCCTCTGTTACTTCATACCGTATTGAAGCTTTTCTCTTCCATTTTTTAAAATGATTTTCAAAAGCTTCTATAGGATTTTTGCTTTCTTCTTTAGCTGTCATTTCTCCTATTATCGCTACTTGTCCAAAAGCAGCAACAGAAGGAGATCCTTCAGAACTTTCTAACTTTAAGGACATCCCTAAAGTCTTTAGTACTTTCTCCAAAGTTTCCAAAAACGCAACTTCTCCTCCAGGATAGTAATTAGTATCATTAAAAGAATTAACTAAATCTGACAAGATTACATTTAAATTAGGAAGAAGAACTATCACCCTATCTGTTTCACATACTTTTTTAAGATAAGATCTTATTGTATCACAAATTAAAAGATGTAAATCAATTTTACTTAAATTTCCTGGCCCTAGATCATCTATTTGTACTGTATTTTTTAAAAATGAACTATTGTACAAATAATTGTACAAATTTCTTGCTTTGGAGTATTGTGACATGTCTATTGCATCTGAAACCCCTTCAAATACAAGAGACATTCCCTTTGTATCAGGTTTAGAATATTTTTTAAATAAAGTATTTGCTAGATTAGTAGTAGAAAGTTGTTTTAATACTGGCTGTAACTTTAGAGTTATTAACTTTGAAGAACCTATATCTAAAGAAGCATCAACTAACTGTGCTTGAATAGGACCATTCCAATATGATGGGTTACTTCCAAAACCGTAAGCAATATAAACAACACTAGTAGAAAAGTTATTTCTAACTTTTTTTGCATAGTTAATCTGCTCTGTTATTAATTCTTCAGGTTCAGTTATTAAATTTATTGCAGTTTGAGTCTTTTGACCTAGACTTTGATTTTTTCTTTCTCTAGTAGAATCTAATTCTGTATTTTCAGCTATTCTAATAAGTTGATCTATACCACTTTTAAAGAATCTTTTTTCAAAATCTCCAGGAACATCAATTAATTTTAATTCTATCATGCCCCCTGAATTAGATCCAAATTTCTGATTTAAAGATACAAAACTTCTGTTTGATACAGAATCAAATAAAAATACATCTTTAAATTGTTTTGCTACTGAAAATAAATTTCTAGAAGACGAGATTTCAGAAAGAAAATCTTTAATTCCATCTTCACTTAAAGATAGTACTACAAATGGAGTTTGAACTTTCATGATACCTTAGGTATTAATATTTGTTCTCCTACCTTGAATCCTTCAAAAGGATCTGTAACTCCATTAACTAACATCAATAACCACCAATTTTTAGGAGATCCATAAAATACATTTGATATTAGATCTGGACGATGTTCGTAACCCTCTGGAACAAATCCAACATCATATTCATAATATGTTTCTAAATTTTCTAATATTGAATCGAAAGATGTAGTATTTAGAATAGTACTAACTTTACATTCTCTATGTTTGATTAGCTGATAATCAACGCTATAAGGTCCGTTATTTTTTCCTAAAGTAGCCATTAGAATATGAATCCTTGATTATTCTCTGCTGCTTTACCTAGCTTATTAAAATCTCCCTCTATTGTAGTTTCAGGTACATTAAAGTAGGTATTTTGTTTATCAGGTTCATTAAGATATCCAAGTCCAGGATCTGCTGTTTCGTGTTCCAAGACAGCCTCCCACCCAGCTAAGTTATCTCTTTCAAATGGATTATTGCTATTTGGATCAAATTCTCCAAAATCTCCAGCTCTAAATTCTTCTAAATTCATTCTTACTTTTATTAATCTAGGAAGTAAAGTTTCTGCATCATATCCAGCAGTTTCATCAATGCTTATAGAATAATCCTTACAAATACATGGAACATCTTGATACATAATCCCATGTCTTAATCTAATTATAGGAGGCCCATACACTGGATTATTTGAGTTGTTAACAACACTCGATCTAATAATGTTAATCCAATAATTTATAATAGAAGCATATTTTCTTCTCTCTACTTGACCAGTAGTAGGAGCTAATAATGCTGATTCTGCTATAAATCCAGCTCTAAAAGATTCAACAGTAGACTGAGATGCTAAACCTCTTTGTATATTTCTATAACTATCTGCTAATCTAAAAGAAGCTTTATTACCTAAAGCTTCTGTAGCGCCTGGGTTTAAAAATAATTGTTTATCTCTTCTTGTTCCTTTGGCTTTTAAAGTTACAGATCTGTTAATAACATTTTTATTTGCATATTCTTCTTGAATATGTGGTAAAGTTAAATTAAAAGATAAATCTAATTTTCTAGAATCCGCTCCAAGATAAGTGTATAAATTACTAGATCTTGAGATCAGTTGATGATCCTGATACCTTGCTCTTTTAGATTCTGATATTTGTGGATTTTCATAGAAAGGTAATCGAACTGTAGTATATGAATCACCTTCCTCAGGATTTGGAAAGTAGAATATTAGTTTAGATCTTTCAGGAAGAAGTCTATCTAAAAATCTTTTTGGTACTGCCATATTAATTTCCCTCCGCCATGCTTATAAGTGATTGTTCACCTGTTTTTTCTGCTATCATTCTTGTTAATTCTACCAACTCTTCTTGATAGTTTCTAGCTCCAGGAGAGAACCCTAAAATAGCAGCAGCACTTCTAGCAAATATATCTCCTGTCTCTTGGAAGAATTGAGATGTTGTTCCAGTCATAGCATCAACTAAAACTCCAGTATTATCAGCAGTTTCCTTTCCTTTGCCTAATAGTTCATCAAGTATTCTTTGATTTTCTTTTTCTAAATCTTGTCCAGATTTTCTAGATTCTTCTAAAGACTTTTTAATATCTGATAAATCAAATCTAATACCGTTACCCAATAAGGCTTCAATTATATCGTCACTATTCTCAAAAAGTTCCTCCTCAAAAAGCTTTGGTATTTCTTCTAGTTCTCTTTGCCTTTGTGATCTGGGATCATTATAACTCGCCATCCAAGGGTCGAAAATATTTTTTATTCTATTCCTAAGATCATCAGGTAATGTGCTTAAAACTTTTTCTCTTTCTTTATTTTGAGCGTAAATAATTCCTAAACCTTCTCCTGGAATCATTGAATCTATTATTTCTAGTAGTCTTATTAATCCATTACCAAAAAGTTCAGTATACTCAGCTATCTTTATTCCAGAACCAATTAAGAAATTATTTAATCCTTCATCTCCTGTTATATTCTTTATTGTATTTGAGAGAGCTTCTGCTACTCCACCTAATCCAGGGGCAGCGTTAATAACCAACTCCTTTAATGGATCAAAAATCTGTTCTAATGCAACACTAAATAGTTGGTTAGTTTTTGATCGTTTTTCATGTTCTGCTATTTGATCATCTGTTACGTTTTCTAAAGCTCTTGCTACATTAACAATAGCTTCTCCGCCTGGACCAAAAATACTTCTAATTACTTCTCTAGAGTAAACTCCTCCAGTGAACTGCATTATTGTATCTTTAGCAGTTGCAAATGCTTGTTTAAATCCAATAATTCCTTGTTCTGAACTTCTTAGATTAAATAAGAAATCTCCAAACTCAGGAATACCAAGTAACGCTCTCTTTGAGATAGTTTCAAATTCAGGAGCTATAAGAGTTTTAAATGCTGTGCTTAGAGAATTTCCTAAGCTTGGTCCTAACTGACCAGCTAAATCTGAGTATGCACCTATTATAGGATCAGCTAAACCTTCTTGTAAACTTAGAGAAGTAAATTGATCTGATAATTGATCTAAGGCATCAATTAGAAATTCTGTGCTTCTATTGTATTGAACTCTATTTTTATCTACAGTAGTTGCTAAACTACCAAGTTGGCTATTATTGAATCCAGCAGTAGCTTCCAATTTACCAAATACTGTTGCAGTTCTTTTATAGTTTTGACCAAGTATCTGCTGTTCATTTATGAGAGAATTTACACTTCCAATATTCCCATCAATACCAGCGTTTAAAGTTGCAATAGATGTATTTAGTTTTCTATCAATACTTCCATTTAGAGTATTGATAGAGTCTCCAAGTCTATTTTGAACTTGTTTAACATCAAGTCCAAATTTAATAGCCTCTTTTTGAGTTTTGTCAAAAAACTCAAAACCTTTTTTAAGTCCATTAATAGCAGCAGTAACTCCCTTCATGGCTAAAGCCAATCCAGCAGTTGTCGTATTTAATTCTCCTAAATTGTCGTTTAAGTCTGCCATCAGGTCTTAATCCTGTAAAGAGGTCCTACTATGTTCTGTAGGATAAAAGTTCTATAGCCATTTTGAGGCAATCTTCTCTCTGTATATAGAGACAATAGACTTTCAGGGGTATATTGACCTATTGATGGAACGTCAAACCCAGTTAATAAAATGCTGCCTGTTCTAGCATCTTTTATCACTGGTTCTGTGATGAGGAGGATTCTATCCTGGACTCTTTTACTCTTTGTTATTTTGTATACTGGTTTTCCCCTTGAGGATAGAAACTTTCTATATTTGGGTCTGTACCTAAAAATTAAGATATCCCCTGGAACCCCACAAGAAATAGACTTTGGAACCTCAGAGATGAACTTCTTATCATTAACTCCTGTCTGAGTTAAAAAATTAGTTATTTTTTTTGAAAAATTCGCCATTGATACATATAATCAATATGTATAAATATTTAGGTTAGTTGATGCTTAGTAATAATATTGATATAGACATAGTAGATTTTCTAGATCTTATAAATGAAACATTAAGTAGTTCATTTACTGAAAAATGGAGACATAAGTATAGTATTAAGTTTATTAAACACTTTCAGGTAAGAATATTAGAAAGTCTAGATAAACAAAAACCATTAAAACAAGAAATACTATACAACTATCTTACTAAGAAATGTAAGTACTCTGGAGAACAGGTAGATAAGTTTTTTGAGGATATAGATATCTCTTTATACTATCCTTTTATTTACCGGAATCGCTAGATTTCTTTTCCTCGTCTAGTCTCTTTTTCTTCTCCTTCAACTCACAAACTACCTTCTCAACTTTATCTGGTGAGTTGAACTCTGGGCAAGCTGATTTGTAAGCGCACCAATTACAGAATTCATTTCTAGATGCTCTGAAGTCGTTTTTCTTCTTTTTACGAATCTTCCAGGCATCATCAATAAGCTTTCTAACATGCTTATTAATTTGTCCAGCGTTATACTTTACATGGACAAAATTACCAGTAAGAGGATAGAAGTGAGCAGCAACAATCTTATCAAAAGGTACATTGTACATTTTTGATGCTGCATATACATAACCCTGAAGCTGAGGATCCATATACAGATCAACCTTTGTTTTTTCTCTTTTTGAAGTTTTATAGTCGATAATAAGATATCCACCCTCTTTACCTTTAATCACACGGTCAATAATACCGTTAAGAGTTAATTCACCTTTTAAATCAAGGTCAACTTCAAACTGAGATTCTGTCTCTCCAACATCCTCTAATTGGCTATTAAATTTTATAAAGTTTTCAAAGCAAATTATGTCCTTGCCGTCGTATGATTCATTGATGCGATACGAACCTCGAACCTCATTGGATATCTCAATAAGCTCTGCAACAGTCTTGCATCGAACTCCATCTTCAAGAACTTTGTGGATATATGATCCAAACTGCAAAGCATCAGTGTTAGCAGCTTCTGGCTCAGGGAGCTTATCAACGTACCTATACTTGTATTTCAATTGACATTGCTTAAATGTCTCGTGTTTAGAATTGGATATAGTCTTTATGAACATAAGTAATCCTCAGTATATTAGAGAATATTTGACCAATAATCTCGGAGATAATTATAAGATATCTTCAGATGGTGTGGAGTTTATCTGCCCATCAGTATTCTTAGAAGATGATTACAAGCGTCATATGAGTATCAATATGGATACTGGACTATGGCAATGCTTCAAGACAGGAAAGAAGGGAAACTTCATCTCCCTCTATTCTTATTTAGAGAACATCACATACTTTGATGCTCTGGTTCGTATTACTACCAGAAATTTGGAGTATGTTTCTTTCGAGGAAAAACAGCAGAGCGAGGACATACAAATCTATGAATTTGGATTTGATTCTGAAGATTACGTTGAGATACGATACGACTACGCTGAATCAGATGAAGAAGACGTAATCAAGGCTTGGGGATATCTCGTTAGAAGAGGATTGTTCGATGAATCCGATCCAGACAGATTTAAGTACTATTATGCAAGATCAGGAAGATATCAGGGGAGAATAATTATTCCTTATGAGTACGATGATTCGGTATTCTTCTTCCAAGCTAGAACAATAACTGACCAAAAGCCAAAGTACTTAATTCCTGCTAATTCTTCCGCAGCACATGTGCTATATCCTTTTGATGAGAGTGAACCTTACGTTGTCGTCTGTGAGGGTATTATGGACGCAATAACCCTGCAAATTGCAGGAATTAATGCCACCTGTTCCACTGGAGCAAACATAACGAGGGGACAGGCTGAAATCCTCAAAAGTTTTAATGGAAAGATTATTTTAGCCTTTGATAATGATAAGGCTGGGTTCCAAGGTGCCATAAACTTTAATAGACTTCGCAAGGATATGCGAATTGAGAAATTCTACTGGATCTTCCCTCCAAGCGGCAAAGACTGGAACGAATGTCCAAAAGAGGAGCTATCCAAGATTCACTTTAGAAATATAGATTCTAAATTTGACGAACTAGAAATAGCTGCTAACAGTCTACTGTAGTATGAAGTAGTAAGGAGGAGTGACTACAATCTCATCCAATAGGGTATACTTCAAAGTAGCTCTATAAGTTCCAGTGAGACCTCCAAACTGAGCTACATTTGCATGAGTAGCCAAGTTTCTGGTATCAAAGCTTAGAAGTACAGTATTATCTGAGGTAATCTGAGTTAAAGCACTTGTATCGTTGTATCCTGATACTGTTACATGAGCAGGAAGAGTTACGGTATCTTCGTTTATCTTCTCAATTTTTACCTGAGCATTAGTAATAACTGAATCTTTAAAGATGTTCTTGATGCTGTCATCTATTCCTTGATTCTCTACTGTAACCTCTGTGGTAAACTTTAGATTATCAACTGAATCTAGAGTTAGGTGTTTATTTACAAGTCTATTTGTAGTATGGAAGATGAGAGGTTCTGTAATAGTAAAGAACGTATCATCGTATAGGTGGAAGTTTTGAATTAGACTTTGGTAGGTTCCTGTGTTGGTAAACTTAACAGTCCAAACATCAATATAATCATTTACAGCCGACGCTGTATTTGTAACTGTTACAGAGGATCCGTAGAAATTATAGTTAGCACTTGCATTTGTTGGATTAACTCCATCAAGGACTACGACATATTTTCCAACTCCAGTTCGGTAAACTCCACTTAGAGATGCATTATCAGTGGTTGGGTTGTAACCTGAAGGATCTTGTGCTGGGAATCCACCATCATCTCCTGAAGGGGCAAAATGAGCTAAGATTACGCTTGACGTAATGCTTGAAGCTACTACGTTATCTGAAACTATTGTAGAAGGAGTAAGGTTAGAGCTTTTAGCAAATACAGTAACTCCACTGATATCGTAAGGATCGTAGTATGCTCCATCATTTATAAAGAAAGCTCTGAGAGCAACCCTCTGTAATACAGTGGGTCTATTTTGTCTCTCTACCAAATCAGTCGAATTCAATTGCATTTTTATTTCTCTCTAAATCGTCTTTTAGGATTTTTAAAAAAGTAGCCCTTTCAAGTCTAGTCATACTCTTAACATCAGAATACGAAAATCTGCCTCGCCTTACTAATATATAGGCTGAAAGCATCAAATCATCGAACGTAGTTGAGCTTATAAGCTCACGTCGAAAAAATTTGCATTGATAGGCAACTCCTTTATTGAAATTTCACCACATTCAGCGCATTTCAGCTTTACGCTAGTATCAACTCCAAAATCAGTTTTTATTAATTTTAGTATAGTTTTTACGTCAATTAGAGGAAGTTTTTCTATAACTTTTGCAATGACGCTTTTATTTGTGTGACCATCAATTGATTCTACAAATCTCCAAAGATTATCTAAAGCTCCTCCCTGTTCCAGGTATTTCTCATCTTTTGTTCTTGGATATCTTAGAGTTACTTCTTTATTCAGAGTTGGTAGAGTGTACTTTATTGGTTCAGCAAAATCATCTGGAACGGGGTTTACATTTAATTCTGATAGCTTTATTGTAGTTGGATTTTCTGCTCCACAATGAGAACAAATGAGCATGACTCCGTAATCATCTCCATATGAAATTTCTCTTAGTTTCATAAGTAGATAAAATTTATCAATTTGAATCAAGTCATTTACATTAATGTTTGATACACATCTGCTAAGAAGAATATTAATGGCATTATCTTCGTTATCATCATTAACTAAACTCTTCTCATCTTCAAACGTCATTGGTCTAATCGTTATTGGTTTAGACTCGTCAATAAGCTTATAAATTCTATTTTCTGATGGTAGATTAACTTCAACATCAGTTGATATTGGAATACCAGCCAAAATCTCTTCGGCAATCTCATTTGCATCTTGCATATTATTTTAATCTCCTTACAGATTAATTCGTCATACTATAATAGTATGTATGAAAATTCATGTAAAAAATTTAAAGTCCAGGATAGAAACCGACAATCCTAAACTGTTAAAAGCTCTGGTAGATTTTTATACGTTTTCTACTCCTGGATATGAATTTTCTAAATCTTACCGACGCCGACAGTGGGATGGTAAGACTCGGTTTATCTCAAAAGCTGGATATTTTAGAACTGGTTTACTTTCTGATATTCTAAATACTTTAAAGAAAATTGAATGTGATCCTGAGATAATCTATCATGAATCCGAGTCATTGGATCTAAATGATAAGAATATAAAGGGGTTTAATTACTACGATTATCAGGAATCACTAATAGATAGGGCTTTGGAGGCTAAAAGATGTATTGTGAAGTCTCCAACAGGGTCAGGTAAGACTCTAATTATGGCGGGAATTGTTAAAGCCCTGCAAGGCCAAAAGATGGTCATATTGTTCAACGCCAAACAACTTTTGAGACAAACTTATGAATTTTTTACAGATGCTTGTGGGTTCTCAAACGTGGGCCTTTCTTTTGGAGACGGGTATATACACGGGAATATTATGCTTTGCACTATACAGAGCATCGAAACTATTCTCGATACTCACCTCACAGATGCGGGAGTATTGATGGTTGATGAATGTCATGAATTTGCTAATGGAAAAATTACGCTACCTGCTATTCAAAGCTTCCCCAATGCATTCTATAGATTTGGATTTACTGCCACTATACCTAGCGATCCTATCCCACTCAATAATCTAAAAGGGGCTTTTGGCGATATCGTAGAGCAAAAAACTACAGCAGAGTTGGTAGAGGAAGGTACATTAACAAAGCCAATAATTCAACTTATAGACCGACCTTATACAGCTAATGGTATTGATGAGTCAATGAGCTACATGGATGTTTACGATAATTTTATAGTAAACAATACAGATAGAAACTCAATGATAAAAACAGTGGTAACTTCCATCAGGAATTCTAATAAAAATGCTAAGATTTTAGTATTGACTAAATCCCTTGAACATGGTAGAATACTCAAAGACCTCATAGGAGGAGATTGCGAGTTCTTGGAAGGTGCTAATAGTTTGGCAGAAAGATACCAAGCAATAGATAGATTTAGACAAAATGAGGGAAATAGTGTGCTTATAGGTACTAAGATCTTGCAGACAGGCGTAAATATTCAAGAAATTACTCACTTTATAAACGCTAGAGGAATGAAATCAGAGATTGCGACTCTACAGGCATTAGGGCGTTCTCTTAGAAAACATGAGTCAAAATCTAAGGTTTTTGTATATGATTTCCTAGATAAAGAGAAATACCTGTCTAACCACTCAAAAGCCAGAGAGAAGCATTATAGAAAAGAAGGTCACGAGGTAGAGGTTATATGAAAACTCCAGAGGAAGCAAAAAAACTAAAGTTTCAGCTTAGAGAATCAGATTTAGAAATTCTAAAAAATTGTATCAATAAAATACAGCATATTATCGAAACGAAGAATATCAATGAACAAGTAGTCTTTGATATATGCTCTATTACAAATGATCTAAATTCGATGCAGGAAACTTTTTTCTGGAGACTTATTAACTTATCTAAGCAAAACTATAGAATAGATTAAAAATAAAGATCAGGTATTATAATATCAGGGTTTTCCATTTTAAGTTTAAGGCCCCAATTTTCCATGTCTCTTGTAGTCCATTGATCTTGAAGTTTGCTTTCTAGCATATCCAACTTATAATTTATATTATTAAGTTGAGTGCTAATCCAAACAACTCCACCACAGACGGCTATGACCATACTTATTGGCATTAGCGTTTCTCTACTCAATGTCAACTTTTTATCTGTATTATTTTCTGGCATAGCAATTATCCTATTCTTCGTATTAGTAGGTTAGATCCAGCGCCGAGTAAGTGTGTTGCTGAACCAATTAAAGTAATTCTTATTTCTTGTCCTGCATTTAAGAATTTAACTTTTTGAAGCTTAGATAACATATAGTGAGGTGCTGTAATACCTGCTAAAGTATCTACTAATGTCATATCTGTAACATTATCTATTTTAAGTTGATAAATTACATCTATTTCTGATGTTGCTGAAACATTTAACATAGCCTGTATTTCATACACACCTGTAGATGAAACTACCGTTCTATAATAAGCTGAGTTATCGTAAAATGCTGGAATTGTCCCTGATAGATATGAATCTGCAATAGAGGATATGGTATATCCTGGTGTAGCACCTAATCCTAGCTCATTTGCTCCCGTTCTTACTGAACCATTTGTTGAAGTTTCATAGTAAATAAAAGGTCCAGCACCATTTATAACATATAAATCATCAGCACCAGACCCTATATTAGATCCGTTTACTGCAAATCTATCTTGAGATGTGCTAATATAACCTCTTGGAATATTAGTTGTAGAACTAGACGCTATATTTAAATTTGCGCTAACATTAATCTCGGAAACACTTAAAGATCCAGTAATATCTCTAGTACCATCAGCTAGAACATATTGAGTATGATCATCGTCAAGTAACCCACCTAAAGCACCATGATCTGTTATCCCATGAGTATCAATCATGGCAGATACATCAGAGGGACTAAACCTTCTAATAGAGGTTTCAGTCCCTGCGGTTATTTCACCAGCAGAAATTTGAGCTACTTGATTATTGTATGCATTCTCTATTTCAGAATCAGTTTGATCTCTAGTAGCACTAGCTTCTATATCTTGAACTTTATTCTTTAAAGCTTGGTTTACAAACTTATTAGTTGTAGAGGTATCATCAAGATCATCAGGATCTAAAACTACAGTAGGGCCAAGTATACCATTAACAGAAGTTACATTTAAAGAAGTAGCAGAGGTATTTGTAACATAGGTAGTTACAGCTCTAACTTGTGGAGGAAGTATACTACTAACAATAGTATCATCAGAGTCCATTCCTATTAAGCTACTTGGAAATCCTGTATCTGGATCTAAACCAACATAAATAAAACCAGACACTTCCATCAGGAATTACTCCTCTTCAGAACCTTTTGAGTTTTTTAATTCAGAACTAATATCTTTTACTAATTTCTCAAAAGTAGAAAGATCATCAATAACATCATCTTGAGTCTTTACTTTCTTTTTCTCTTCCTTTTCTTCTTCAGGAGCCTCTTCAGCGGTTTCTTCTGGTTGCTCCTCCTCTTCTTCTTTAGCAGGAGCTTCCTCTGATTTAGGTTCCTCGGTCTTTGGTTTTTCAGCAACCTTAGCTTCTGTTATATCTTTAGTAATTCTCTTTAAATCTACTGACTCATCCAGTCTTGAATTCTCTAATCCAAAGTCCTCAAGATACCCAGACTGCTGGAACATTTCATAGATGAGTTCATTAACATCAATACACTCAACTCCGAACTTACCTTTCATAAAGGAAGCAGCTTCAGATAGAACAGTCTTTAAAACACTACCCTTGGGAGCTAATCTTGATAAAGTCTCAAAAATAATAACTTGAGTGTTGCTCAAACTCTTGAATGAAACAGGCTCACTTAGGTTTTGAACATCTACACCATACTTTTCATTTAGAGTTTGAATGACTACCTCTCTAGCTTCTTTCTTAGCTTCAAACAGTCTAGAAGCGTATTCAGTAATATCTTTTTCATCTACTCCAAGACCATCAACTCTTGATAAACAATTGGTGACAGTCTCATTGATTGCTTTTTTAGAAGCCAATGCAAAGTAAGGAACTTCTTGTATTGCCTTTACTAGAGCTTCTTCAATCTTTTCTTCTGATTCAAAAATGCAGCTTGCAAGATTCTTAATTACTGAGTTTGTAGCCCAGACGTAGTTAAACTGCTTCTTTGATTCAACTAGCTCTTTTTTTACTAGCTCTTGTCTGCAAATCATCTCATATACAGACTCTTGGTTTCCATCCTTTAGAGTATAAGAACCTCCTTCAACTAAAGCATCTAGAGAGATCTTTGGAAAATCAAAAGCTTCTGCTATAGTGTTTGATAGCTGAACTGCGTTTCTTATTTCTGGAACAGAGGTGATCTTTTCTTTCTTTTCAGATAAGAATTCTACGAGCTGTGGAGCTAGTTCAATCAATCTTGAGAACTCCTCCGACTCTACAATTCTTTCTATAGAAGCTAGTTTCTCAGACTTTTCAAATAGTCTCTTTTGTAGCTGGCCTAGCTTCATTCTACTGTTCCAAACAGAAAGAACATCATCAAAAGCATTATCAGCCTCTACAAGCTCACTGTAGTGAATTTTTTCTATAAAGTTACTAATCTTACTCTCTACAAACTGATCATAAAGAGTATCATCTTCAAAAATAGAAGAATCTTGAACATTTATATTTGAAAGAACTACATTTCCGGTAAGACTGTAAGTACCTTCTATAATTTTATTACTTTCTGTTAGATATGTAACTTTGCTATCGTTTGAGTTTACTGAAAATAAAATTACATTCTCTCTAAGGGATCTGCCTAGGCAATCTCCTAATTTTACTAGTAAAGTAACTCTTCTATCTCTGTCTTCAAATAAGTGTGGAAACATCTTTTTTTTCTCCGATTCTATTTTTATATAGATTAGTTATCAATCTTTATCTTTGAAGATTGCTTATTTATGATCCTCTCTAGGACTTTTTTCTTATTATCGTCTGTCGTATATTCCAATAATTTACCTAAATTGTCTAGATTTTTAGACTCTGCTGTTTGTGCTGGAGCGCCAGGAGGGGCACCACCACCTGCAATAGTACCTTCTGTTTCCCCTTGAGCCTGAGCTTGAGCTTGCATTTGTGAATCTGCTGCTTGCTGTTGCATTTGCTCCTGTTGCTCCTTCTCAACATCCTCTTTCATTCTAGCTATTTCTTCTTCGTTCATTTCATAGTACTGTCTCAAAACCTCGTCTTTTGAGAATAAACCTAAGCCTATGACTGCTTGAACTACTTGAGCTTTTTGTTGATCCAAATCTAGTTTTCTTTTTGCAATCATATCAGAAGGATCTGGAAGCTCGATTCTTAAATCTCTGATCAAAGTTTCTGGATAGCCTCTTAATTGCAAGTGTCTTTTTGCTATGTTTTCTAAACCTGTAGCTATATTCTGCTGGACTCTCTGAATAGTTCTACCGAATTTTACGTCAAGCTGAGATAAGTTAGCTTTTCTCTCAGGAGATTTATCTTTCTCAACAATGTAATCTTTTGGAATTTTAAGAGCAGCTAAAAGCTTGTCTCTGTAGTATCGAACATCCTCAATCTCACCTAGATTAGTAGCTCCAGGGAGAGTATCAATTTTAGTTCCTTTTCCATTCTTAGTAGGCACAAAGAAGTCTTCGTCCATACTTAATGGATTGAATCTAGAATCTACAGTTCCTCTTTGTTGGTTGTAAAACTTCTCTTTTTTGAATGTAGCCTTTAGCTTCTCTATGAACATCTCGGCCTTGCCAGTAGGAAGGTTTCCAACATCTACATAAAAAATTCTTCTTTCAGGGGCGCGAGATAATCTATAAATCATCATCGCATCTTCCATGAATTTTAAGGATCTAAAAGTATGGTGAGTTAACGCAGCAATACTTCTTCCGTATGGATAGAATACAGGGTCAGAGGTCATTAGTCTAAAGTGAACAATTTGATTTTTATCAAGATTTATTCTTTTCTTTGGCTTTTGATCTCCATACATAGTTCCTTGCATCAACGTAGCTGGATCTGGAATCTCTTGAATAAACTTCTTTAAATAACCATATTCATCCTCTACACGAATGATCCAGTTTGGGTTAAGTATTTTTATTCTTTTAATTCCCTCTTTTGGTTTATTAACATCTAGAATTAGTTCAGTGAAGCAATCTCCATATTTTACTGTGTTTCTAGCTATATCCCAATATTGATTTTCTAATCTTAATCGTTTAAATAAATTTTCAACCTCATCTACGACCATTGATTCATCAGAAACAATGCGCCATCTTCTATTTCTGGAATCTCTTTGTGTACAATCATCTGCGTAAATATCGAATGCAGCACCTATTTCTGGATAATCATCCATCTCTTCGTACTGCTGATATCGTCTACGTCTATTAGCTTCTGTTTGAGGAAGTAGTAAATTTCTTTGAACTCCTCCTGCCACTGGAGATGTCTCTCTTACAACCTGATCTGTTTTTACTGTATCTCCAGTAACAACACTAGAAGTATCGGTAGGATCAATTTGACCAGCATCATCTAAATAAGGAGCAGCTTTAGTTGTAAAAAACTTTGCAAATAGACGACCTATTGGACCTGTTGGAGTGTCGCTATTTCCTAATCTTGGAAATATTCCTCCAAACCTTGTTAGTCCTTCTTCATTTAAATTATCTTTGTTTATTTTATCAGCCATCTATAGTCTTCCTCAGTCATACCCATAGGTGTTTTGATTGCATGTTTCCAACTCTTTGATGGAGTTAGAGGTTTCTCTTTGTGTGGAATTTTTGAAACATGTTCTATTGGAGTTGTATCTAAAAGCTCTTTGTAAAGATGAACTCCAAAAGCCAAACTCATAACAAGATCATCATGATGTCCTTTTTCTGCCTCAACTCTTCCACTTTCTTTTATTATAAAGGTATTAAACTCATCGTAGGTTCTACTAGATCTAATTTTTACATAATTATTTCTAATCGCCTCTTCTAGATCAGCTAATAAGGTTTCTCTATTTTTAGCGGAGACTTGAAGGCCAAATTTATCTTTTTCATCTTGCCACAAGTTTTCGTATTGTTCTACATTAAAGAGCTTATCAATCAGGTTGTTACCAATTGTGTTTCTTTCACATATTACATATGCTAAATTATATAGGGAGCCTTCTCTGGCTATTATTTTAGCAAAATCATCAATACTTGTTTTATTTGAATAAAACTCGGCAACTTGGTTGCCATTATATAAATTTATAATATGAAAGGCTGAATAATCTCTTCCTCGACCTAAGGCACAATCAGCAGCTAAAAGATAGGAATGGAAAGCTTCTGGATCCTCCCATACCCGCATCCTATTATTGTATTTTGTTTTAAAGTTAGTGCTAACGCTTTCTGATATTTCTTTGATTGTATCTCCATCTAGGTAAGTCTCTCCTGTTCCTAAGAAAGAACACTCATATTCTTGTAACCACTGACGAACTGGAAGGTTAGCCCTAGTCATTTTCTCCCAATCATGGATGTTGATACCTTTTTTACTCATTTCCTCGTAAATATGTTCAAAATCAGGATTGTATGAGTATTCAGGGTGTTCTTGCCATCTAATGTCCACACAATTGAATGCGTTGGATCCATTTACAGCCCCTTGATACACATCATGATACCAATTTCCGACGCCATTGACCGTAGAAAGCACAAATGCAGAACCACCTGTTGAAATAATTGGATAAACAGCAGCCCAAATTGTATCAATATTTTCAATGAAGGCCGCCTCATCAATCATAAGAAAAGATCCAGCCAAAGAACGACCTGATTGCTTTCCTGAAGGTCTTGATTTAATTACAGAACCACTTTGAAGCTTTAAAGTGTGTTTATTATCTTCTACAATTCCAGGTTTCAAGAATTCAGGCAACTCATCATACATAATCTTGACTCGATCAAGAACTTCTGTTGATTCTGTATCACCTTTTGATAAAATAACAATAGTTTTGTGCTCTTGAAAGATTGCCATCCATAAACAATAGGCAGATCCTAAAGTAGTACATCCAGCCTGTCTAAACTTTCTCAGAATATTGAATCTATTTCCTGTTAAAGCTTTTAATATTTTTTCTTGAAATGGGTATAATTTAAAAGGCACTAATCCACGCATAGGGTGGACAACTTTTATATATTTTGATATAAAATAAGAAGGATCAGCCTTACACTTCTTGAATTCTTCTAAAACTTCATTAACTTCCATACTATGAATATATATTCGCTTATCTGCACAAGAGATCTTAATAAAATACCAACTTCCTTAATGAAAACTTTAGAGTTTTACAAGAATTGTGATATTAAGACCAAGTTATTAGTCAACCAAACTTCTATTTTTGAAGGATATTCAGCAGGTTTTGAAGAAATAAACCCCCAAGACGATGATATAATCATCTTTTGTCATGATGATATTGAATTTAATGGAAAAAATGAAGATTTTTTAAGTATTTTAGAAGAAAGATTAGTAAAAAATCCAAAATCAGGCTTCATAGGACCCGCTGGTACTACTTTTTTGTCTCAAAATGCTGTTTGGTGGGATCAAACTGTGTGGAGAGCAGGTAAGCATCGAGGTATAGTGTCTCATATTAGCCAAGAAGGCAAAAAATATGATACTGATTATGGCCCAGAAGGCCAAGTAGTGGTTCTTGACGGATTATTTTTAGCTGCAAAGGCTTCAACTATAAGAAAAGTTGGGTTAAAGAAGCCAAAATACTTTGAAGGAGAGTGGGATTTTTACGATATTCACTATACATCAGAGGCGCACAAGGCAGGCTTCGAGAATTTTGCATTTAGATTTCCAATAACCCACCATTCAAGGGGAGAGTTGGTCGGTAGAGAGTCTTGGCATAAAAATAGGGAGGCTTTTGTTAATAACAATAACCTCCCTTTACAATTAAATGACTGAGTAGTCAGCACCCATTACCACAATGGGCAGTTCTTGGGATCATAAATCGTTTCATTATATCACCTCTCTGATTTTGGTCTAAATATGCGCTTTCTTTTTGGTTTTTCAACTACTTCAGGTTCAACTTGTGGAATTTCTTCAGCTACTGGAGCTGTTTCTTCCTTTGGTTGATCCCAAGTAAGTTCTTCACCTTGAACATAAGCTAAACGAGCTAAAGCTCTTGTACGTCTTGCGCTTGGACGCATTCTTAGAGCTTGAGCTATTCTTTTTCTTCTAATAATATCCATAGTATTCTCCTTATAATCCACCTCTAAAAGGTGTTGCCTCTGCAAAGTTCAAAGTAGAACTTCCAGTTATAGTAGTTACTCCACTTTCAACAGTCATAGTAAGATAATCTTGCATAACTGCATTAGCATTTACAACAGCAGATAAAACTGCAAGGCTTGGTCTAGCTAAAGTACTTCCTACTTGCACCCCAGCAGAATCCCAAAGTTTAAAATACCAAGCACCACTACCAAATTTTAAAGTTACTCTATATCCATTTGAGTTAGAAAAAGCTATATTTTCTATTGCTCTAAAAGTAACTCCAATATCCCCGCCTGTTGTATAAAAGACAACTCTTCCTTCACGTCTGTTTCTCTTCTTCTTGTTTTTAAAAGAGAAATTTGGTTTTTTTAGCTGTAAAGGCATCAGGACCCTTTAGGAGTATCATTGAATCGCAATGCGTTTGCAACATGGATATTTCCATAAGTTACAACCGCACTTATAGTAGCTGTTTGGCAATAAATAGTAATTTTATTAACTCTGTCTTGATTATCTAAAAATAATTCTACAGGTCTAATTCCAGGAGCAGTACCCATTATTCCACAGAAACCAGAAGCATCAGGAGCAGCAAGAGCATTAGGGGTTTCTGGAGTTGTTAACCCTGGAATGGAGGATAAGTAGACAAAGAAATCCTGAGTAGAATTTCCTCCAGAAGCATCAACTGTAATATAGTTACAATCTAATGAGTTACCAGCGGAGTCTTTTAAATCAATAACTGTATTTGTCGCTGCTGTAACTGAAACTACTTTGGTGTATGGTCTTAATGTTGTTATCATAATAAACTCTCTTAAATAAAGATTCTATTTTATATAGGATAAAATCTATAATTGAGTACATAATGTAAGGAGATTTATTTATGCAAATAATTACAGATAAAATGATAGACTTCGGAACAGGGTCAGTATTACATGACCTTATGGTTCCTGAAGTAGAGCACACAGGTATTTCTTGTGGTACACCTTATAATGAGTACCCAGATAAATGGGAAGTAACCACAAACGCAGTTCTAAAAAACATTTATGTTCTTAGCGGTAAAAAGTGGGGTTCAAGATCTCACGGAGTAGGTTCAGCCTATGTTGAAAATTGTCATATGGCAAACATCGAAGTAGAACACGGCTGGTATTGGAACTTAGCTGATAGCGCACTTCAAAATGAATTAGTGCTTTTTAAAGATTGTACAGTACAAAATGTAGGTGGTCAAGCTTGGCAGTTTACAGCAAGAGAAACTGAAACGCATCCAGACAATTGGGGTAGAATGCCTATGACCTACTTGTACAAGTGTGCAGCAAGAAATACAGCACTTCGCCCCGACCATCGTGGAGCTTATGCTTACAGCTTCCACCAACCAAACGGTGAAAAACAATCTAATGGTCAGTTCGGACCTTCAGAAAACTTCTGGGGTGAGGCCGTACTACATGAGTGCATTTTAGATAACACTATGCAAGAAAGAAGCCGTGGTATGCTTCTTATGAAAGGTCGCTACTTCGTTCAAATACTCAAGTCTTGGTTCTCAAGCAGAAGCTTTGAAAAAAGCGGGATTTATGGTGGTCAAACCGCAGTTCAGATCATAGGTCCTGATAAGACAGATAAGAAGCGTGCGCTGCTAATAGACGGAAGTTATTTCAACGAAATCGAACAAAGTAACTACGGAAAAATCATCATAGACCAGTTCGATGATATCACAATCAAGAATTGTTTTGGAAACATGCCCGTCTTCCTAGAAGATCAAGAGCTTGGACCCATCGAAGGTATCAACGCTCATTGGTCTAGAAACGAAAACGGAATTTTAGTAAAAACAGAACTCTGATAATAAAGCAGGGTATCTCCGTTTATTGAGATACCCTGTTTATTTTTTTTATTTTTATTTAGAACTCCAAAACCTCTTATAGTCCAAAAAAAAAATTAAATATATTCAACCAATCCAAATTATTTTTACTCTGGTTGTTTCCTCTTAGGAACATGTACAAAACTAAACTCTTCTCCGTTTGGCTTTTCACCAAAAGTTCTTGCCCCTTTTACTCTTTTCTCAGCAGCTCGTCGGATCCTCTCAGCCCTCTTTGGATCTGTAATTGTTCTTGTTCTTGTAGTTTTTCCAGTTTTTGGATCTAATTTCTTAACATCAGTAGCTCCGCCTGGACGTGCTACAACCATAGTTTTTAAGGCTTCAGCTATAACAAAAGCTAACCGAACATTAGAACTAATATAAGCTTCTACTAAAGTATCTAAACCCTCTGAATCAATCTGAGTTGAATCCTGTTGTGGCTTAGGATTTAGATTCCCCCCGAGCGTATCTTTTAACCTTTTTCTACGCTCACCTCTTGCTTCAGGAGTCTCAGGACCATGAGGTCTCCTAAGACTTGGATCCTTCATAGCTTGTGCAAAAGTCTTACCCTTTCTTCTTGGAGCAGTTCCACCACCAGTTTGATCATCTGGAGGATAATCGCCAGGAACTAATTTTGATCTTGAATATCCAGAATATCTATTTGTTCTTCTTATTGTCATATAAATAAACCTCTCTATTATCTAGGAGTCCCTTAAATAATAAATTTCATAATATTCTTTTTTTTGTTGGAGTCCCTTAAATTATATAGGAGTCCCGACAATTCGATCTTGATTTGAGTTTGTTTTTGAGTTTGTTTTTGAGTTTGTTTTTGAGTTTGTTTTTGAGTTTGTTTTTGAGTTTGTTTTTTTATTTTGATGAGGACTTAAAGTTATTAGGAGTCCCTGTCTATAGCTCAGTCTGCCATTCTGGCATGGGACCCACAACGTCAACCGTTTTTTAGGGGTCGCCCTAACCCTAGGCAGGGCAAGCACTTACGACGACAAAAAAATCCACCTAGAGGCTTGCAATCTGCCCTTGGTGGTGTATAATACACACATGAGCAAGCAAGAGATTGAGCAACGCTACCCCAACCTCCACGAAGCCGTCTACCAGATGATCCTCGATGCTGAGCCTGAGTCCTGGGAAGACGTGGATATGGTCTTGGCTTGGGTTGGATACAGTGTCCAGACCAGCATGGAAAAAAGCGCAGAAAAGGCTTGCATCTCTGTTCCTCGCTGAGTATAATACACACATGAAACAAGCTATCGGTTACCTTGTGATGCTTCCCGACGGGCACTCTGAAAAGTTCTCGTCCTACCAAAACGCTTTCGCCTTTATTGAGTTCTGCTCCCTGCTTGAGTTGCATGGGATGAAAGACGAACTCTGCTATGCGACTTGCGATACCATTTGGAGCGAATGATGGACGAACGAGAAGAACTAGAAGAAACGCTTGCCCTACTTCGGTATGCTTTCGAGGAACTGAAAGAGATTCGGGACACTCTTGATCCTGACCGAATCCAAGAACTGATCTGGAAGATTGGAAAAGAACTAGGAGAGTTTTAGAAAGGTGGAGACCTCCTAACGCCTGCCATTATGGCAGGGGCCGGCCGCCAAGCCGTAAGTGCTTGTCCTGCAACGACTTAGGACGACAAAAAAATCCACCTAGAGGCTTGACCTAGGCCGAAAAGTGTGTTATAATGTACCCATGAGCAAGCAAGAGATTGAGCAACGCTACCCTAACCTCCACGAAGCCGTCTACCAAATGATCCTGGACTCTGAGCCTGAGTCCTGGGAGGACGTAGAGATGGTCCTGGCCTGGGTTGGATACAGTGTCCAGACCAGCATGAAAAAAAGCGCAGAAAAGGCTTGCATCTCTGTTCCTCGCTGAGTATAATACACACATGAAACGAATCGACCCGATTAGCCTTGTGCTGATTCTCGCTTTTCTCCTCATCGGCTTCTCCTTCTCCCTGTGATGATTGTCGAGTGTAACAAGTGCAAAGGCAACAACGTTCTTCAGCAAGCCAGTATCCTTATTGACTGGAGAGACCTGGACGAACCCGATTTCTGTATTGAACTTGGAGATTTGATTTTTGATGATTACTACTACTGCACCGACTGTGAAACGGATGTTCATGCTACGGAAGTAGGGGTGAAGAGCGAATGATGGATGAACGAGAAAAACTGAAGCCGCGCACCCGCCAGGGCCAGAAGGCAGGGCTTACGAGGGCCGTCAAGAGCGGCAATCCGCGCCGCATTGAGTACGAGTGCCGTCGGGTCGTCCAGTTTGATTGGGCCTCCCAATGGCCCGACGACTGGACCCTCTGGGTGCGAGCCCTTGAGGATGCCTTGGGCCTCGGGCATCCGACCGTGGACGAGATCTTCTGGACCGAGGATGAGCAGCGATGAAGACGGTGGAGACCTCCTAACTACTGCCATTATGGCAGGGTCCGGCCGCCAAGCCGTAAGTCCTTATCCTGCAACGACTTAGGACGACAAAAAAATCCACCTAGACCCTTGCAATCCTCCCCCGATGGTGTATAATACACACATGAAGAAAACGACTCACCTGCCCAGCAAGCTCTCTCGCCTCCTCGATGCCATCGAAGCCGATGGTCGTGGGCTGTCGTGGATGCCCTACCGTGATGCCTGTGTTGACGTTCACGCTCACGGGCTCGATATGCCCGATTCCCTTGCCAGCTACCACATGAGCGCCATCGCAAGTCGTTGGAAGCAAGAGGGTTGCGAGCTTCCGATTTCTCTCTGATTCCTCTTGACAGACGAGCCTTCTTCTAGTATAATACGCACATGGAACACGAGTTCGACAACTACGACGAGGCTGACGCCTACGCTTACGACGATACGCACTTCTCCGAGCTTTCGACCGATTGGGATGATATCTCGGACGCTGACGCCGATTGGAGACAGGAAGACTACGAGGAAAGGTACTACGAGGAAGACGAGGACGCATTTACCAGCATGGGCTGGGGAATGGATGAAAGCTACGGAAACTACAACGAGGAATGGTGATATGAGTCAGAAGATGAACGAACAGTCGTACTTGCACGAAGTCTCTTTGGTCAAAGGTCGTCGCTTCCGAAACCTTTACCGTCAAACCGATCCGCAAGCCGATTCGCAGGAAATTGAGAAAGCCTTGCAGGACTACATTGAATCTCGGAGGATGATTGAGAAACCTTCCGAGGGTAAACGGTTCGGAGCCTATGAGGCTTTCCTGACTACGCAATGAGAAATACGGGGAGGGGGCAGGTTAGTCTCCTCCCCACCCTTCGGGGCCGAAATGGTTGTTCGACTAGCTAAGGCCGTTCACGGAACTAGTTAGGACCAGGGTTCGATTCCCTGCGGCTCCACCATTATACCTATGAAAGTACAGGGAAATAAATACTCTGTCTTCATTGTTAGCGGGCGAGGCAAACATCGTCGTGAGTCTGGTGAGTATACCGCTATTGGAGACTCATATAAGGATGCTGTTTCAGGCTTAGCAGAGCATTGGAATATTTGTTCCCTTGTAGGTCCTAGGTTTGGTGTAGATTGGAGAGTATCCTATAAGGCTAAAAAAGGGATGCCTAAATCTCACGCCTACATGAAAGATGAAAAAGGGAATACTCTTCTCTTGGTAAAAAGAAACTACTAATACATCAGTTTTCCCTTTACTGCCAAAATGGCAGGGGGCGGCCGCCAAGCCATAAGTCCTTATCCTGCAACGACTTACGACGACAAATAATCGCAGAAAGATTCGAGAGAACTATTGACCTTGCCCCTTGGTGTGGTATAATACGCACATGAAAGACGTTACCCGAGAGGATTTCTTCGCCAGCTTCCCCAACCTTGACGCCGACGCCCTGACCGAGTTCTGGGAGGACGGCTACACTGTGGAGGAGGTTGAAGACTACCTTTTGTGGCTCGAAGAAAAATCGGGGTTTCTTGTTGACTGACCCCACAACCTGAGGTATAATACACACATGAAGAACGAAACGAACACCCGCAATCGTCGCACTCCCGAGCAGATCGTCGCTGACCTTGAAGCCGAGATCCAAGCGGCCAAGGTGCGAGCTGCCAAGGCCCAAGCCGTCGAGGCTCCTGAAGCGGCTCCGATCCGTGCTGAGCTGGATCAGCTCCGAAAGGATATTCGGGACGCTAAGCGTGGGCTGGGCAAGGGTCCTCAATCCTTCGATGCGCGACGTGCGAAGCATGTCGCCTGGATCGAGAAGATCAACTTGGAGCAGGAGAGGGCCGAGGCTGTGCTTGAACTGTCCGAAGCTAAGAAGGAGGACTTGGAGAACCAGCTTGCCGAGATTGTGTCGGCTATGGTCTCCAACGCCTGAAACCGATCGGGGTAGGGGTGCCCATTGAATGATCCTCGGAAGGGTGCGAAGCCCAAACCACTAATCAGAAGGAAACAAAATAATGAGTAACCAAATGTCTAGCACCATCGTCCGATCGAACCAAAACGGCGTCATGTTCCGTTTCAATGATAACGGGATTGTGTTCTACGCGATTCACGATAACACTAACAGAACCTTCACCTATAACGGTTCGCTAAACGCTTGCAAGAAAGCGTGGAATCGGTGGTATGCTAACTCGCGGCAGTTCGTCGCAAAGGGTAATCACCGTTACCTGGAAGCGTGAATCGCTAACTCGTTCGGGCGAGTATAAATAGAGGTTAGGCCCGAAGCGGCTCGCCCAGGTGACAGAAAACGTAGCCAGGTAGGGGTGACCTGGCTACTGTTGGATGCATACAATAGCAGGGGAGCGAGGTGCCATGGGGCCATGTGTGATAATCACTTCACTTATCGGCAAGTGAATAGATTATCCCACAGGTCGAGTTCCACCCTGAGCCCGACACCCCTTGATGTGCTTTGCAAGGTGCATCGAGGGTTTTTTTACACAATCTGGCCTGCCATAATGGCAGGGGCCGGCCGCCAAGCCGTAAGTGCTTGTCCTGCAACGACTTAGGACGACAAGAAACCCCCTGTTTTTTCGGCTTTTCCCTGGCAATCTGCACCCGATAGGGTATAATATCCGCATGAGTTCTACGATGCTGACCACGCGCTACCCTAAGTCGATCAAGTCTGTTTTGGATACTCTCCACGTCCTCAAGCCTGGATCGAACAACAAAAAACTTGGCTCGAAAGTTAGTAAGGGCCGACACAAGGAAAAGCGTATTTTTTCGCTTACGCTTACTGAGCGTGCAACGTGCCCTACTAGCTGCCACCATTGGGCAGACTGCTATGGTAATAATATGCCGTTCGCGCATCGTTACGATGTGAACGGTTTGGAGGATAAGCTGCGCGAAGATATCGCTAAGCTACTGGCGAAACATAAGGACGGGATCCTTATTCGCTTGCACGTTCTTGGAGACTTCTACTCTGTTGAATATGTCGAGTTCTGGCAAGAGATGTTGCTGGAATATCCTAAACTTGCGATCTTCGGATATACTGCTCGCCAAAATCAAACCAGTATTGGCAGGGCTATTTGGCTCCTGAATAACCGCTTTTCCGAGCGTTGTGTTATTCGCCATTCTGGTAACTTCGAAGCCGATACCATTACGGGTTGGCTATACGCTGCGGAAGAATCTTTCGAGGGTTCTTCTTTCGATTGTCCCGAACAGACTGGTAAAGCAAAGTCCTGCGCCGATTGTGGTCTGTGCTGGACTGCTAAGAAGACCGTTCGATTCCTTTCTCACTGATAAAATGAAAACTAAAAAAGTAAGAGTGAACTGGTGCGAAATGCACTACTACGAGGCCGAAATCGAGATTCCCGATAACCTTTTCTACGAGGATGAAGTGGATTGGGTAGTAAATAACACGGACGATTGCATTCTGACCAATAGCAGAATCGTATACATCAGTACGGATTGGGATTCGTTCGTGGTTGAGGATGTAGACAACGACGGATTCTAGGCCCTAGGGGCGCGGTCCTAAGTCCTTGAAAACAAAGGACTTACGGCTTCGCCGCCGCCCCCCCAAGCCCTAAGTGCTTATCCTGCAACGACTTACAACGACAAAAAAAACCACCTTGGGGCTTGCAATCTGCCCTTGATGGTGTATAATACACACATGGAAAACGACAAAGAACTCACTACCTTTGATTTCGGTGATGGCCCCGTTCCTGCTCACCAACACAAGAACCCTGATGGTTCAATCGGTGGTTGGGTAGCTGATACTGCTACGGTTGCTGATACTGCCTACATCGGTGAAGATGCCCGAGTGTATGGTAATGCCCATGTGTCTGGTAAAGCCCAGGTGTTTGGTAATGCCCATGTGTCTGGTAATGCCAAGGTGTATGGTAATGCCAAGGTGAGTGATTTTGCCCAGGTGTATGGTAATGCCTGGGTGTTTGGTAATGCCAAGGTGAGTGATTTTGCCCAGGTGTATGAGGGTGCCCAGGTGTTTGGTGATGCCCAGGTGTATGAGGGTGCCCAGGTGTTTGGTAATGCCAAGGTGTATGGTAATGCCCATGTGTCTGGTAATGCCCAGGTGCGTGGTTTTGCCTTAGTGTATGGTAATGCCCGTGTGTCTAGTAATGCCAAGGTGTTTGGTGATGCCCAGGTGTTTGGTGATGCCTGGGTGTTTGGTAATGCCAAGGTGAGTGATTTTGCCCAGGTGTATGGTAATGCCCAGGTGTTTGGTGATGCCGTAGTGTCTGGTGATGCCCAGGTGTTTGGTGATGCCCAGGTGCGTGGTGATGCCTGGGTGTTTGGTAATGCCCAGGTGTATGAGGGTGCCGAGGTGTATCGTAATGCCCATGTGTATCGTAATGCCCATGTGTCTGGTAATGCCAAGGTGTATGATGATGTCCGAGTGTTTGGTGATGCCGAGGTGTTTGGTGATGCCTGGGTGTTTGGTAATGCCAAGGTGTCTGGTGATGCCCAGGTGTTTGGTGATGTCCGAGTGTTTGGTAATGCCCAGGTGTTTGGTGATGCCGTAGTGTCTGGTAATGCCCAGGTGTCTGGTAATGCCAAGGTGTTTGGTGATGCCTGGGTGTTTGGTGATGCCCGAGTGTGCTAAGTCCTTGGTATAATACACACATGGAAGATCAAGAAATGACCATCGGCCAAGCCATTGCCCTTGTTCTGGAACGCCTTGCTGATATGGAAGCGTTGGAGGAGAAGAAGAAGGCCGAGCACAGTGAAGCGTTCGAGGATATGCCCGAAGATCCTGCCCCCGAGGGTTGGGTTGATGATTGGTACGCTTCCAAGGATGTTCCTTGGGATGAAAACGAGGACGGATTCTAGGCCCTAGGGGCGCGGTCCTAAGTCCCTGCAAAATAAGGACTTACGGATTCGCGCCCGGCGCGAAAACGATAACAAGATCTCAATATCTCGAAGTCTTGAATATAAATGGATCTCAATATCTCATTTGGAACTAAAAAAAATACCTTTACAAATAGTGTATTTTGTGGTATAATATGTGGAAACCTTAGACCAGAAGCGAGAGCAAGTCTAAACCAAAAAGTAGAAGGAAAAAAACCCAAAAGAAAAGACAATAGGTATCACAAAACAAAAGATAAACTAGTAGAAACTTTTGGGGGAAAATGTGGTATTTGTGGTTATAATAAATGGAATAGAGCGTTGCACTTTCACCACTTAGATCCTACTCAAAAAGATATTGAGATATCCAAGCTTATAACGCAGAAAAAGCCTTGGAGTATGATTCTAAAAGAAGCGCATAAATGTATTTTAGTTTGTGCTAACTGTCACTCCGAACTACATGAAAAAAGTTGAAACCGATTTCCCTATATATTGTGGTATCGAAAAAGTGTCAGATTGTTTGTTTAGCTCTTAGAGATTTTGAATACAATCGCCCTTCTAGGCCCCTAGAATAAAGGTTGGTCTAATTGATTTGAGCTGATCTAAAAAAAGAACATACCACAACATATAGTATGTCCCCCTATAGATTTGACTTTTCAGGTGTTATATCCTAGCTAAAATAGTTATATCTCAGACATACTAGGAACAGGTCATACCCTATATTTGACTTCTTAGGTGTATAGTACATGATATTAGAAACCCCCCTCTGAGCTTATTCAGGGGGGTTTTTTTGTATAGTTTGAGCTAGTTTGGAGTGGGTTGGAATTAATTTTGGTGGGTGGGGGTCAAGCAAACATAAAACTCAGACTAAACTCAGACTAAACTCAGACTAAAATCAGAAGTAATCTAGGACTAGAGCCCCCTACATTTGACTTTTTTGGAATTAGCTCCACATTATCCCACTTAATATACTTAGTTTACCACTTAGTTTTTGACTTTTTGGTTTCTTCAATCATCTTGACCGGGCTATTCTATATACTTTTTTTTCGTTTTTATGGTGTTTAGTTCATTTTCTAGTTTATTTACTTTAAGAACTAGATCTTTGATGATTGATTGGTATTGTTCTTTTTCTATTGTTTTTGTATTATTTTCTTGTTCTTTTTCTCCTACATTTTCATAGTTATAATTCATCACATCGAACTTTTGAGGATATGGTGCTGGGCTTGGTGTATTGAATTTTACAGTACCATCTTGTAGTGATTCTATTGTTAGTCCGAATTGTTTATTCATCATAGTCACTAGTACTTGTACTATTCTAGTGGCATCTGATATATCGTATATGGGGAATTCAAGATCGGTCTGGTAAGGGCTAGGGCTAGGCCGATTAATTATTAGGCCGAAGTTAAAAGGCTTCAACTCTATCCTAGGTCCTACATACCAATCCATACTCAATCCTAACTTGTCTCTCAATGTACTCATTATGTCTTCTCTCATCTCTCAAATAATTGTGCAAGGATAACTCGCATCCAATGGTTGGGATACAGGTGGATTGAATGTTCCTACCGTGTACTTAAACGCTGCATCAGCAAAAATCCAATCAGGCACCGTAACACTAAACACTACAGGCTGAATAATAATCTCTACACCAATCAAAGACACATCAGTAGGCATCAATATAGCAGGAGCGGTGTCTGGAAGAAAAGGACCAATCGGCCAACCCGCTACACTGTACATCTGTCCAGCACCCAAAATAAAATAAGGATCTCCAAACCTACGAATACAATGATGGTCCGAACCAGGGTAAGTAATCAATTCCTGACCTTGTAGGAAAAGACTCTGATCAAATGATGCAAACCAAATGTGCAAGTCCCCCTCTTGAACCGTAGGTCCAGGCTCAACACCAGTAAAGAAAGGTCCTGGATAGAAAACATTTCCTAGCGTCGCTGCCGATAATGTTCCGTCAGGATTTCCGTTCTCGTCAGGCTGATTGTAAGGGGAAATAATCCCCGCGTCGCAAGAAAGACTTGGGCTATACTCAATCTTGCTCTCTTGAATTAATGTTAGTAGTAATGAAATCATATTAGTTCTCCTTAAAACTCTTCCTATAACAATCCTGTTTGTATTGAAGGATTTGGTCTGCGTACTTTGCGTACTTGTTACTAACTTCTACCATAGCTTTGGTAACTTGATCGTGAATAGAAAGAATGTCTTTCTCATATTGATTCACAGGATCGCCCCAACATTCCTCCAAAGAATAAGAATGTAGACGAGACCAAGCCTGATTCAAAACAGAATTAGCAACTTTTAACTGCTCTTGAAGATCACTCAAATACTTTTCTGCACTAACTATATTGTTCATCATTTTTCGTCCCTCACAATCTTCCAGCCAGAGGAAAACTCGGCATCGCGCAAGTAGGCATCGCGCAAGTTGGCCCTGCTCAAGTTGGCCCTGCTCAAGTTGGCACAGCACAAGTTGGCTTCGCTCAAGTCGGCCTCGCCCAAGTTGGCCCTGCTCAAGTTGGCCCTGCTCAAGTTGGCCGCGTCCAAGCTGGCCCCGCGCAAGTCGGCAAATCTCAAGTCGGCAGCGCGCAAGTCGGCACCGCTCAAATTGGCCTGCCGCAAGTCGGTCCAGCTCAAGTCGGCATTGAATAACTTGGCATCGCGCAAGTCGGCCTTGCGCAAGTCGGCATCGCACAAGTTGGCATCGCGCAAGTCGGCACCGTACAAGTTGGCCCAGCGCAAGTCGGCACCGCGCAAGTCGGTCCAGCGCAAGTCGGCACCGCGCAAGTCGGCACCGCTCAAGTTGGCACAGAGCAAGTCGGCCCCGATCAAGCTGGCCCCGCTCAAGTCGGCCCTCTCGCCGCTGTTTCCTCTGCTATCCACCCAGAGCTTGTGGGCTTCCAGGATCTTCGTCAGTTCTTCCGTCTTCATCACGCACCGTCCCTCACGATCTTCCAGCCAAAAGCGAACAGGGCTCCGGTCAGGTCAGCCCCGGTAAGGTCGGCCTCGCGCAATTCGGCACCGCGCAAGTTGGCACGCGTCAGGTCGGCCCGGCGCAAGTTGGCACCGCGCAAGTCTGCATCGAGCAAGTTGGCACCGCGCAAGTCGGCCCCGATCAATCTGGCCCCGCGCAAGTCGACACCGTTGAAGTCCCACATGCGCAAGATGGTCCCGATCAAGTCGGCACCGCTCAAGTCAGCCCTTGCGCCGCTCTTTCCTTTGCTGTCCCTCCAGAGATTGTGGGCATCTAGGATCTTCGTCAGTTCTTCCGTCTTCATCCCTGGGCCTCCTCCCTCACAATCTTCCAGCCAGAGGAAAACTCGGCACCGCGCAAGTCGGCCCCGTAAAGGTTGGCCCCGTAAAGGTTGGCCCCGCGCAAGTCGGCCCCGTGAAGGTCGGCCTCGCTCAAGCTGGCCCCGCGCAAGTCGGCATCGCGCAAGTAGGCATCGCGCAAGTTGGCCCTGCTCAAGTTGGCCCTGCTCAAGTTGGCACAGCACAAGTTGGCTTCGCTCAAGTCGGCCCCGATCAACTCGGCACCGCGCAAGTCGGCACCGCTCAAGTCGGCCTCGCCCAAGTCGGCCCCGCTCAAGTTGGTCCCGCTCAAGTTGGCCTCATTCAAGTCGGCCCTGCTCAAGTTGGCATCAGTCAAGTCGGCCCCGATCAAGTCGGCCCCGATCAAGTCGGCGCGCTTGCCTTGCTCACCCTCGGTCTCAATCCAGAGCTTGTGCGCTTCCAGTATCTTCGTCAGTTCTTCTTGATTCATCATGTGTGTATTATATCAGATGTTAGGTGTACAGTCAAGAAAAATCACAGGAAAGTCTTCATTTTCCAAATAGTGTAGGCAAGAGAGGCAATCTGCCTAGACATAGGCCCTTGAACCCCAGAAGAAGGGGCCAAAAATGAGTATTGATAACAAACCTCATCCATAAAAATCTTGAGAGACGAAGGCAAAAGCTCATACTCTTTATATTCTTCTTCAAGGGGCCTATCCGCATTGTATAGTTTTGTAATGTTCTCTTTGAATGTTCTCATGTCAAACTCCTGGACGGTAGGGGTGAAGGAAACAATAACTTGCTAAACATTTCCTAGCTTCTTGGCTAGATCCAGCGCAAGAGATACAATGCAAATGGATAGCTTCCTTCCTTGATCCATTTGCAGCTTTTTCAGCGCGATCTTTCCACTTCTTACGCAGACGATCTTCTTCCATTTCAAACTTCATCGTCGTCTCCAAAAATGTCTTCGGTCTCAATGATTTCGTAACCAGTAGCATCTACTTCATTAGTGAAAGACGCAAGCTCTTGGATCGTTATCTTCATGTGTGTATTATACCACAAGAAAGGGGTCAAGTCAACAAGTTTCTACCAAAAAAATCAAAGATCCTGATACCAGTCCTGGGCAGCGTGACGACGCCTACAAATATAATCCTCGACAATCTGGTCTAGTTGATCACACATTTTATGATACCCCTCCTTATCCCCTTTGGGAACAGCCCTACTAGCTTCAAACAAAAACTCAGAAAGCATCAATGCTTGTTTGTATGTTAGTTCTAGATTCATTTTATTTTAATGTTGTCTATTTGATAGAAAAAAACAAAAGTCCCATTAAGACTATAGTAGTCTTGACCAATACCCATGATGGTTCCTTGAATCTTTCTTCCAGATTTAAAAGTTATCTCAACCCTCTCCCCCAGCAGCGAGGGATTCTTCGAGTGATTCTTCTCCAATGGCAGACAGCCACCAGCTAGGAGGAGAAGTATTAGGCCAAGTCCAAGAAGCGAATTTACGTTTTTCATTGATATAGTACTTTCTGTATGCTGCAACGGAATCTCCATCGACCTTACAATAATCTGGCATACATTGAGGCGGTTCAGTAAAACCGTTGAGAGGAAGATGAGGATTATAACACAAAACATCTTTCAGCTTGGTCCAAGAAGCATGATGCTTGCCTCTGCGAGCATAGAACTCATTAGAAAGTTCTTTCCATAGCTCGAACAACCAGCTATAATGGTCGGTGCTCGATCGAGTCCAAATCGTGCTAGGGTGATTCAAATGAGCAGTCTTGTAACATTGATCAGCGAAAGGAGACTCTACAAACCTATGAGCTGTGCTCATCAGTTGAGCATATTCAATCATCATTTTGCTACAATGAGCGTCACAATGATCTTGAGCAGCATGTTTCGGGTTGGAATCAAGATAGAAGATGTTCATTTTCTTGCTCTAAATAGTGTCGGTGAGTCGTGTCGTGAGGCTATATAATAACATGGGAGAACTGTAATGTCAATGGAAAATCGACAAAAACTTCAAATATCCGAGGACCTACGGAAGTGGGTTCGAGAAAGGTGGGTAGACATCGGAGCCCCAAAGAAGGGTGGAGGATTCAAGCCTTGTGGTAGGTCCAAAGGTGAGAAAAGAAAAGGCTACCCTAAATGCGTTCCCGCTGCTAAAGCAGCTAGAATGACTAAAGGACAAAGACGCTCCGCAGTTAAAAGAAAAAGAGCAGCAGGGAACCCTGGAGGAAAACCTACTATGGTATCAACATTCACAAAGAAAAATAAAATGAACGAAGACACAATACTAGAATCATATATTGCTTCGTATGTCAATCTTGCATACATACTAGAGGCAAAACTCTGCCCTAAAGGGAAGGCAGCAGCTAAAAGAAAGTTCAAAGTGTATCCATCAGCTTACGCAAACATGTATGCATCAGCAGTTTGTAGCGGTAAGGTTACACCAGGAGGGAAGAAGAAATGATTGAATCATACACAAAAATCGCAAACCTTGTCTTAGAAAGAACAAAAAGAAAACCAAACCCTTGGGCTATCTGCACCGCTCAGGTTGGAAGAAAAGATCCAGCCAAATACGAGCGTTGTGTAATGAAAGTTAAGAAGTCCGCTGGTTTAACAGAAGCTCGCAAAGGTGTGATGCCCAAGATGAAGATGGGTGTTCACAAAGATCCAAAAGGAGGACTCACACAAAAAGGTGTTGCCGCCTATCGTGCAGCCAACCCAGGATCTAAACTAAAGATGGCAGTTACTACTAAACCATCAAAACTAAAAAAAGGTAGTAAAGCATCCAAACGTAGAGCTTCATTTTGCGCTAGAATGTCAGGTATGAAGAAAAGACTTACAAGCGCCAAAACTGCTAATGATCCTGATTCAAGGATTAATAAAGCTCTACGGAAATGGAACTGCTAATGACTGGTACAGGACTTAACGAAGGGATGAGAGTATTTAGTTATGCTCTATCAGGATTTCAGGAACAAACTACATCTTCCTTGCCTTTTGTAGATTCAGAAGGAAATCAAATCTACTGTAATTATTTTAAAGTACGCCTACATTTTCATGCTACTGCTGCAAGCTATGATCCACAAGATCATGCTATTGCGTTCATAGAAATTCCAGATCAAGCGAATAACGGATTAGACGATCCGAGCTTTCACGAACCTTTCGGTTCTTTAGATGCAGTTTCCGGGTTTTGTGGTTTGTTTGCCATCGCTAGGGGTGAAAGCGACGGTATTGCAGAATGGAAAGCTCCTAATGATACTAAAATAAATAGTGTCAAAATACATGTTAATGAAGATTATACAAAACCAGGCGGAGAAGTTTTTATTTACCTAACCTACGGAAACATTACCCCATTCAATACTCTAAGGCAAGATAAATTTGACAGAGGGGTTTAAAGTCCTTTCTTCTTAAGTTCTAACTCTTCTTGTTTTAGTCTAATCTGCTCTAGTTGCATTTGGTTCACCAATTCAAGTTCGATCAAATTACGAGCTTTATAAAGAGAACCGTAAGCACACCCATAAAGGAGCAGTTTGAAAAAGTATTTAATGTAAAGCATTAAAATAAAAGTCTCTTTTTTCACTGGTAATTGGATTAACTTTATAATCCCAAACTGCACAAGCTATACTAAGTCTGCTCTCGCAACCATTTAAACTCTCTACGGGAGTCACAGCATGGACGGATTGATTAAAAACTACAACTCTGTTATACCTATAAGGTATTTTAATATGATGTTTTAAATCTTTCTCAAAATCTACAGAAGATTTTATAGGATCTTTTAAGAAAGTGTCTTTAAGATCTAGATTATAAACAAAATCTCCACCAACTATAGATTTTTTAGGTCCTGGATAAATTATACAGCCCCAATTAGGAAAAAAAACAACATCTTCTATGTAAGATGATCTTTTTTCATCTATGTCTATGTGAGCGTGTAGTTTTTCATTCTCCCCTATTAAATTATACCAAATCTCCCAACCTTTAAAGTTTTCAGGTAATAAATAATCAAGATGATCAATCCAAACTTTAAAAACTAAAGTTTGTATCTTATTAAATAAGATATCATCTTGAGAAAAAATACCCTTTTCAAAGAAAGGGAAAATTCTTTTTCCTTCTTTTAAGGAAAGTTCGTAGATATCATCAAGTAATTGAGTATCGCAAATATCATCAAAAACCATCAGATCTGGATATTTTCTACTATTCATTGACACCTTCGTAGTTAATAGGCATATCGAGTTGTAAAGCAAGCATACGCTCCAGTATACATCCTTGACTCATATTCCAATTCTCAAGCATGTACATCTCATCTGCTTCGGCAACAAGTTTAATGGCTTGCCTCATGCAATCGTTCCATTTTTCTTTTGCAGGCAACTCATCTGATTCGATGATGCAAGTAAAAGGATTGATAACAAAATATCCTTGGGAACGAAGATGATCTTCTGCTCTTAGGAAGTTAGCTTCTGCTTGCTTCTTTTTTATCTTTGAAATAGGGCCACTGATGTATACTGTTTTGGTCATACCAAACTTCCTAGTCTATTTTGCATTGATTCCAGTGTGTCTTTTACTTTATATGGTGCTTTATCCAAAGAACGAGACAAGGCACTAATATTGACTGAACCAGAATCAAAGATCAATGAAGGATCATTGACAAGGTAAGAAAGAACCTCACGCTGATCCTCATTCAACACATTATGTAGGTCTTCAATTTCAAGACCGTTAAAGTTGAAATTTTCATCCTCAAGATGTAAGACTTCTTCATGGTCAAAGACGTTTACATTACCATTGGTTAGATTCCACTTCTTCGTCACCTTCTTCCCTTTAGAGTTTTTAGCAGACCAAAGGCACGTTTTGATATACTTATCAAAACCACGAGACCCCCAAAAATCATCAAAAGTTCCATTGATTCCGTTGTTTTGTTTTTGGAACCCTGCTACTGCTTCCATAGCTGCAATCCAAAGATCTTGAACATTATCTTCAATGGAACAAATAGATGTGTCTCCTGAGATCTGGTGACTGATCTTGTAAATAAGGTCGCCGTACTTGTCTTTGATGAGTTGTCTTTGTCGTTCTGTAATCATGCGTCTATTATACCGCACTAAGGGCATTATGTCAAGAACATAACGGTAGAATCAGCGTACCTTACTTCTTGGGTCGCGGATATACCCGTTGATATACGGTTGTGGTTGTGGAGATTGTTCTATCACTTCTACAGGTTGTTGTTCCTGCTTCTCGGTTGTTCGATATTTGATTCCTGCGTAGAAACAAATACCCCCAATTACAGCACAACCAGCAAAATACACCATAAGGTCGATAACATCGTCCCTAGTCAGTTCAAACTTTTTCAATAGATTCAATTAACCACTCCAAATATAGTTTAGCCTTACGAAGATCTTTTAGCAGAGTCCCTTTATAAGGGGCACGCAAGATATATTTGATAATATTTCCGTAGTTATAACCCTGAAAAGGATCAAAACCGCTATTACCTGCCTTGGCCTGAATTACGTCCAAGACCTCTATACCACCTACTGTATAATAATCAGGGTGGTTTACTTCTTCATTCTCAAAACTTTTTTGCAATGGGTTCTCCAATCTCTCTCGATACCAAAAATAGTTCTTCATACAAATTATTTAGTTTAGCACAGGAATCCAAGTACTGAGCCTCGTTTACATTTGAGCTAAACTTCCTTGAATGATCACTTTGAAGCATGTCATACTTCTTTTGAAGTTCGTCTCGTTTTTTGATTAGTTCGCTCTTATTCATTTCTCGTATACTGCTTGTCTAATTGCCTTAAACTGTGTTAAAATCTTCTTTGCTGTTTCGTTACTAGGAAATGTACTTCCGTAGGTAGTTAATGCCTCAATGATAATGGCTAGTTCTATTGCACTTTCGATGCGAACTGTTCCATCAATATTTCCTTTCAAATCGTTTAATAGTTTCATGCTACTCTATCTATAAATCCTAATTGTTGAGCTTCCTCAGAAGTGAAGTATCTATCCTTATCATGTGATAGAGCAGATATAACTTCTACGGATTGGCCTGTATTTTCTGACGCCACTTCATACCAATACCTCAAACACAAGTCTCGGTAGTCAATCCAAGCGTCAAACTGGTCTTTTCCCTTGTCTCCTACCTCCCAATAGCCAAAGTGGGTCATAAAAATGCATCTTTTTGATGCTGTACGCTCACCTGTGCCTGCTGCTAGTATCCAAGGAGCTGCGGACATGCAATTGCCTACAGCGTGCGTATTTACCTTAGAATTCAAACTTTTTATGGTATCAATGATTGCTAGAGTTTGTTCAGAGTCTCCACCAATCGAATTAATGGTTAAATCAATATCTTCTGTACTTTCAATGTCCATGACGTACAGATTATGGATGAGTTCGTTACAATTCTCCCATCCAAGAGTTCCAAAAAGAGTGATAACTCTATTAGCTACATCTACGAACAGACCTGAATCTTTTTCTTCTTCACTCATTCTATTCTCTCTATTTGTTTTGTTGGGATGCCTGCCTTCTCAAGCAGGGTTAGCCCATCCGTATTATGATAGAGTTCCGAGTAGAAAACTTTTGAAATTCCTGCCTGAATTATTAGTTTTGCACACTCAAAACAAGGAGACAAAGTAACA